CTTAGATCACCAGATAAAGTCTAGTGAAAGAACTGTACGCAGCTCTTCATTAAAGTCCGAAGAAGGAGGATTTGTATAAGAATAGTTTGGATACTTCTCATTTTTGATATCATTAAGTACCTGGAACCAGTCCCTGTACGTCTCTTTACCGTGTAATGAAAATTCTCGCAAAGCTATAGAAATATTATCAACTGAAATCTGATCAGAATTTGATCCTCTCTTAGTCCAATTAAGCATACTTGCTATACTATCCATGCGAAGTGGAGCTATAAATCTGCCGTAGCGTTTACAGTAAATCCATCTTCGCTTCAAAAATTCAATCTCAGAAAGATTCCTCGACTCATATAGAGCCTCATCTTTCGTCTCAGTAGTATAGATCATGCCGACCTCATCCATATAGGCGGGGAGGGTAATCTCATTGAAAACGGGCAGGAAGTCAGGATGAACAGACATGGCGATATCATCACCTAAAACAATAACGTAAACGTAATCATTGAAGAGATTGATCTCCAGTTCAGAATAAATCCAACAACACCTTACATTAATATGATTATACATGGTATTTATCATCGCTGTCAAGGGGTTTCCTGGAGGCATGGCCGAAAACCACTCAATAAGATAATTCATATAATGATGTCTCGAATTAGTGATTTCCGCCCACAATCTACTTCTAATGATGTTGTCAGGATCATTGATACCATACCAGTTGTTAATGATATTCCTTACTTCGAGCATGATGAATGGTTGTTCTCTAGTGTCGTAATCTTTATGATCTCCAGCTAAAACCTGGGGCTCTTCTTTATTTGGCATAGTACCAAATTTAGAAAGAAGCTTACCAATACGGTCCCAATCCGAAGAATAGGGATTAACTCCAATAGCAGAACCAATTTCTAGATTATATTCAACAAAAGCATCGAAAAAGGCACCAAAATACATCCTGAATAGAATCAACAGAATAAAAGGCGCTCCAGCAATATTGCGGGTATCTTTACCTCTTTTTCTAACTTCATCCTTAGCAAAGTCAACATAAACAAAAAACGGTCTTATTCCTTTCTTATATTTGTCGATGGCGTCGTCAACTAAAATAGCGATGCGTTGACGGACTTCATCAGCTTCTATAAGATTACCAGAATTAAAAGCATCATAGTAAGCCTTCTTTAGATTCTCAAAATTAGGATTATTCATCGGAAAGCCTGGACTGGTAGAAGATGCAACTGTTTTCATATTGTGATAAGCATGTAAAGCCTCTTCCAAGGACAATGTTTTTCTTTCACGTGGATAGTTG